CACCGGCAAAATAAAGATAGAAAACGTACCTCCCTCAGAGTTTCTAATATCTCGTGAGGCCAAGAATATACAGGACGCTAGATTTGTTTGTCATCGTGTTCTTAAAACTTTGTCTGAGTTGCGGGAGATGTACCCCGATGAAAACCTGGAACCCTCAGACCTTGGTGGCAGTGGCGGCGATGAGATGGTTGCTTTTTCTTCTGAACGCCTCGAGCGTTATGCTGTTGATCAGTCTGCCCAATATTGGGACGGTTGGGGCAGTGGTGACGATTTCGCTGACGAAAGCCTGCGTACATATTGGTTGCACGAGTCTTTCCTGAAATCAGATTACAACGGCGACGGCATTGCGGAACTGAGAAAACTTTGCACCGTTGGAGACAAGGTGCTGGCAAACGAAGAGATAGACTCTATCCCGTTTGTTTCTATAACCCCCATTAAAATACCTCACAAATTTTTTGGATTGTCTATAGCTGATCTGGTTATGGATTTGCAATTGATGCGTAGCACGCTGATGCGAAATCTTATGGACAATATGTACAACCAGAACTTTGGTAGGTACGCAGTCCTTGAAGGTCAAGCGAATTTGGATGATTTGCTTACCCAGCGACCGGGCGGCATAGTGCGTGTAAAAACCCCCAATGCTGTTACTCCCTTGGCTACTCCCGCTTTAGAGCCCTACACGTTTCAGATGCTAGAGTATCTTGATGGGGTAAGAGAGTCCAGAGCTGGTGTGTCACGCATGTCTCAGGGAATGAACGAGAACGCTTTAACAAGCCATACTACAGCCACAGCAGTTAACGCTGTTATGGGGGCTGCTCAGAGCCGGGTAGAGCTTATAGCCCGCAACTTTGCGGAAACTGGCGTTAAAGATTTAATGACTACTATCTATGAATTGCTGCACAAAAATCAAGACAAGAAAAGAGTTGTTATGTTGCGCAATGAGTGGGTGCCCGTACGTCCAGACGTATGGCGCGACAAGTATGATTGTACTGTTTCTGTAGCGCTGGGTAGCGGTAGCAAAGACCAGCAGATGATGCACCTTAGTCAGATGTTACAGTTTGCCGGTGAGTCGTTAAAAGGCGGTCTACCAATTGTTAATGAACAGAACATGTACAACTTATCTGCGGCTCTTGTTAGGACTATGGGATTCCAGAATGTAGATGACTTCTTGACCAACCCTGCTGATCAGCCTCCTCCCGCACCTGGCGGCGAGCAAGATCCACAGGCTATGGCAAAGCAACAGATGCAGCAGATGGAAATGCAAATAAAGCAAAAAGAGCTAGAGATAAAAGCGGCAGATGTTCAGGTAAAAATGCAGAAGATAAATCAAGAGGCTCAAAAAGACGCGGTTGACGCCAAGTTAAAAATGGAAGAATTAAAACTTGAGCGTGAACAAAATAGAGCCGTAGCAATAGGAGCAACATAATCGACGAATTTAGGGAGGAGCGTGCCAAACGTATACTAGAAGATCCTCTGTTTATAGAGGCGTTTGACGCGGTAAAGAAAGATTTAATGAACAGCTGGAGTTCTAGCGGTTCGACAGAATTAGAAGCCAGGGAATCTATCTGGTTAGCTATAAGACTGCTTGACAGAATTCATGGTCATCTACAGTCCATAATTGAAACTGGACACATGGCCAAGATGATGGAAAAGCAACACCCATTTATTTAAGAGGATTATATTATGGCGGATACGCAGCAGCAAGCCCCGCACCCGGCAGCAATGCCGACCACCGCGCCAAGTGGAAGTGTCACAGCAGCGCAAGAGGCGATACTTGGACTTCTAGCCCCTGAAGAGGAAAAGCCAGAACAAGAGGAAGCCCAACCTACTGATGTTGAAGAGTCTCAACCTGAAGAGGAAGACGAATCATTTGAAGAGGATCAGCTTGATGAGTCTGAAGAAGACGAAGAAAGCGAAGAGTCTGAAGAGGAGTACGAAGACGATGAAGAGTCTGAAGAGCCCGAGGAGACAACCCTATATACCGTAAAGGTAAACGGGGAGGATGCAGAGGTTACGGAAGAAGAGCTAATCAAGGGGTATTCCAGACACTCAGACTACACCAAGAAAACGCAAGAGTTAGCGGAGGAGCGAAGAAATATTGAGGCCGCTCAGGCTCAATATCAATCAGAACTAGCCTCCATGCAACAGGAGCGTCAGCAATACGTCGAGGCAGTAAGCCAGACAATTCAAAACTCGATGGTTGGTTTGCAACAGTATAGCGATATAGATTGGCCTTCTTTAAAAGAGCAAGACCCGATCGAATACATTACTAAGCGCGATGAGTATCGAGAGATACAGGAAAACGTGCGTGCTAATCAGCATAAGGTCCAAGTAGAACAGCAGAAATTCGCGAATGAACAAAAGCAGGAGCGAGATCATATGTTGCGTGAAGAGCACGTAAAGTTACTCGAAAAGATGCCAGAGTGGGGTGAGCCCACAGAGCAGAAACGATTAGCCAAAGAGCTTAGAAATTACGCAACCGCCCAAGGCTTCTTAGAAGAAGAAGTAAATAACTTGATTGATCATAGATCTTTAGTCGTTCTTTCTAAAGCGTTAAAATATGACGCTTTACAGAAAGCCGACGTAAAGTCTAAAAAAGTCAAAAACAAGCCACGGGTTGTTCGAGCGGGACAGGGATCGGGTAAGAGCGCGGCAACCAAGTCTAAACGTACTGCACAAATGAAACGGCTTCGAGGGTCTGGTCATATCGACGATGCGTCCACGCTCTTAGAGGATTTTGTAGACATTTAACTAAGGAGGAAATGCTATGGCAGTTCCCGCAAATACTAGGCAAATCTACGGTGCAATCGGTATCCGTGAAGACCTAAGCAATATTATCTATAATATTAGTCCATCTGACACTCCATTTATGAGTGGTGCTGGACGGGGCTCGTGTGACAACACGAACTTTGAATGGCAGACAGATGAGTTGAAAGCAACCGCCGCAAACCGACAGGTTGAAGGTTGGGATTACGCTTCTACTGCTGCAACTGAGCCACGACGTTTGAGTAACTTTACTCAAATTTCCGCAACTCAGGTTCAATCCAGCGGCACGGCGGAATCCGTGGATTTTGCTGGTCGAAAGTCAACTCAGGCTTACCAGTTAGCCAAGCGCGCAAAAGAAATGAAGCGTGACATGGAAACCATGCTGCTTGACGCGACTGTGAAAGCTGTTGGCGCTGCGGCGGTTGCTAGAGCAACTGCTTCTTTCAGCACTTGGATTGGCACTAACGTGGCAGGTACGAGTCCTATCATTAACATGACCACAGGTGCGGGTCTTGTTAATAACGGTGCGGCAGGTTTTCCTGATGGCACGACAAGTTCAGCCGCTGGTGGTGCAACCACTGCAGTTACGCTTGCCGCCATTAATGATCTGGTTGCTCGCATCTGGACTCAGGGTGGATCTCCAGACACTATTATGTGTCCGTCTACGGTAAAGCAAACTATCAGTTCATCCGCTGTTGGTGGAGCTGTTGTTGCCCAGCCATATAAAGATGCTGGTTCTAAAGATAAGCCTGTAACCGCTGTAAACGCGGTTGATGTTTTGGTAACTGACTTTGGTACGTTTAAGGTCATTCCCAATAGGTTTATGCCTTCTACGAACATGGATATCATAGATTTCGATATGTGGTCTATTGATTATCTGCGTCCGTTTAGCACTGAATCTTTGGCAAAAACCGGTGACAGCATGAAACAGTTGTTGATTGCTGAGTACGGACTACGTGCTAAGAATGGCCTCGCAAGTGGTCAGATCAAAAGCGCGAAGTAATTAGTCTTGGATGCCCCCTCTGTTGCTGCGGTAGCAGGGGGGGTTCCCAGAATGTTTGGAGGATCAATGACCATTAAGAAAGAGTTTCAGCAGGCAGTGAAAGACATAGAAAAATCGTCACTTAAAAAGCCTACCTCTACTTCAAAACCTGTCTCGTTAAAAAAGAAAATGAGCAGAATTGTAGAGGGCGCTGACCCGGAGTACCATTTACGTTGAATAAAAAAGTAGAACCAAATATGTTACACACTACGTTTCATTCTAATGCGGATGAAACAGAGTTTGCTATAAACACCTACCAGGATGTTGAGCCAATTCTTAATGAAAACAAGAATGCGTACAACAATTATGGGGATAAATTAACTAAAGGAAAATCTGGCGAGGGTGTAAGAGTTGCGTCTATACCTTTAAACGTGTGGAACAAGTGGATACAAGAAACTAACGGAGAGATACAAAAGGATCACAACCTTTTAAAAAGGTATCTTAACGACCCCGATAACAAATATTTTAGAACAACACCAACGAGGGTTTAACTATGACTTGGTTATATGCAAAAGGCGTTGCAGGACGCACGCAAAGAAATTTTTCTGTACTAAACCAGAACGTATTCTTTTCAGCTCGTAACGTCTGATGGCTATAAGTACCTACGCCGAATTGCAAACGGCTGTAGCCAACTGGTTGGACAGGGATGACTTAGGTGACAGAATACCTGAGTTTATTGCTCTAGCGGAAGCCCGTATGAATCGGGCTTTTCGCATATCTATGATGATAAATGTAGACGAGACTACTTTAGGTGGTGCGGCAACTCTTGTTGCGGGAACGAGGGATTATTCTCTACCAGCGGGCTATCTTCAGATGTTGGATTTTCATCTTAGAACAGATCCAATAACCCCTCTATCTTATATCACTCCAGAAAATATGAATCGAATGTGGGCCGGTAGTCAGTTTGGCACGCCTTCGTCTTACACAATATTTTCAGATAACTCATCAGGCACCCCTACGAAGAAAATAAGACTGGGACCTGCGCCATCGTCTGCCTACGATTACTCTATGATGTTTTATAAGAAAATTGACGCACTTAGCGCGGTCAATACGACGGAGCAGATGCTTACAGACAACCCAGATATCTACCTGTACGGAGCCTTGCTAGAAGCTGAGCCGTTCTTGATGAACGATCAGAGGGTTCAATTATGGGCAACCGCTCTTCAGGAAGCTGTTGGAGAGATACAATCACAAGATAATAAAGACCGTCACTCAGGTAGTCAGATGAGGGTTATGAACACAGGTGGGTACTACTAATGGCACTAGATACTGGAAACTATATTAGCGATTTTGATAACGTAAATCCTCCGTCATCTGACCCGGTTAGTCAGGGAGATGACGTTTTACGATTTATCAAGACCTGCTTGCAAAGAACATTTCCCGCAGGTACAGCCGCATACAGTGGCAGTTCTACCACTACAGGACTTGGCCCCGATCGAGTGGCTCAGGTTCTAATTGCAAAATCAACCGCACCTACTGTGGATACTTCTGCAACTGGGCACGCTGCTAGGGCTATGGGACTTACTTGGCTAGATACAACTGCTAACCTAGTTAAAATGAGAAACCAAGCAAACGATGCTTGGATTACTTTGCCATTTGATCCCGAAGTTAACCAAAAGGTTATTGCTCTTGCGGGTACTGTTGATGGGACTGTTATAGGCGGAACCACTCCAGCGGCTATTACAGGAACTACTTTAAAAGGAAATACAAGCCTAGAGCTGGCTACAGGTGCTACTGTTACCGGTATAGACAATGGAGCGTTAGGTTCCAGCGCAACTCTATTAGCCACGCAAGGGGCGGTTAAAACTTATGTTGATGCTCAGGTTACGGCTCAAGATTTAGATATAACCACAGATTCAGGAACAATAGACATTGATCTTGATTCTGATACGCTTACGGTTGCTGGTGGGGCGGCATTAGACACATCCGCAACTGGAACCACTGTCACGGTTAATGTAACAGATGCCGGAGTAACAAACGCAAAACTGGCAAACATGGCGGCCAACACGGTTAAGGTTAGGGACGCTAACTCAAGCGGTGTGCCATCTGACAAAGCCTTAGCCAACACCCAGGTTCTTATTGGTGACGGCACTGGCTTTACAGCCGCCGCATTGTCTGGCGATTCTACCATGACAAACGCTGGCGCGGTTACCGTAACAGGAATCCAGGGTGAATCAGTATCCTCTACCGCCCCAACCAACGATCAGTACATGAAGTATTCATCTACCGCTTCTGAGTGGCAGATGGTATCAATTGTTGGTACAGACAAACTCACCACCAAGGGCGATTTACTTGTCTACAACACGGTTGACTCAGAAACGAGACTGCCTGTTGGAACCACTGACTACGCTGTAATCGCTGACCCCTCGGCTACTAACGGGTTAGCTTGGAAACAGGTCGCTACGGCAACCATTGCTGATGACGCTGTAACAGCGGCAAAGATAGCAGACACAGCAGTTACGCCGGGAAGTTACACAGCCTCCGCTATCACAGTGGATCAGCAGGGAAGAGTAACAGCCGCAAGCAATGGCAGTTTTATAGCAAAAACCTCCGCAACAGGATCAGGCCAACTACCGTCAGGTACTACCGCACAACGCGATGGTTCACCAGCGGCAGGGATGATTCGATACAACAGCACGACAGGTGGCTTTGAAGGCTACGGTGCGGCTTGGGGAGGTATCGGTGGAGGAGCCGCAGGAGCGGGTGGTGA